ATTCCAAAATATATAACATCAAAAGATTTTCCATAAGATTTAAGGTCACCCATTCCAATTATTTTTCTATCCCAAATTAGAATATTTTTTAAAGTAAGATATTTTTCAATAATAGGTCTTAAATGTCCTACATAATCAATACTTCCAAATAAATAAAAATGCGCATCTTCTTTTAAATGCTTTACGGATTCTATTAAAACAGATTCAAATAATTCAATAGTATCTTCAATTTTATCATTTGCAATTTTGTTTTTGTCGCTCCATCCGCTTTTAAAATTCATCCCATAAGGTGGGTCACTTAATAAAAGGTCAAATTTAGGACCGTTATAATTTTTAAGAATTTCTATACTATCTCCATGAATTATAATTTGATTTATATTTTCTACTTTTATTTCTTTTTCAAAAATTTGCTTAGATTCTTCAAATTTAACTTTTTTTTCTTCTTTTTTAATATCCTGATAAGCTTGGTTAATTGAAAGTTCGCCTGTTGAAAGTTTTTCTTTAATTTCAGGTGCTGCCTTTTCTTCAATTTTTTTAACTTTTGCTATTGTATCGTGTGATAAGTTAGCAACTTTAGCAACTTCTTTTACTGAATTAACTTTTTCAATTTCAATATTTTTTACAGGTTTTTCTTCATTAAATAAGTTTAACGCCTTTTCAGATATCTGAAAACCCGTGTTAGTTTTTTCAGCTGCAAGTTTCAAATTTTCTTTAGCCTTTTCTTTAAAAATATCTTCAAGTTCTAAGGCTAATTTTGCACGTGTATAATTGCCTATATTACGCCTTCCAAATTGGTTCAATATCATCCAAACTTTAACATCTTGTTCAGACTTAAATTCTTTAGGTTCTAATTTAAACACTAAACACCAATCCTGTGCTATCTTATACCTATTGTGCCCATCAATAATATAGCCATTCCAAGTTATAATAGCATCGCGAATACCTTCTTGAATGCAATTAGTTTCAAGCTGTTTGTATTCATCGGGCGTTAGCGGTGGAATCAGCTTTTTAAATTCATCTTTAATTTTAAGTTCCATAACATATTTTTTAAAAAACTAAGCCCCGAAATCAATAGGGCAACCACGACCTATATCATTCAGGGCTTTAAATATCTTTTAGTTCTTTTTGTGGTTGCAGAACGTTCACAAATATAACACTTTTATTTTTCTAATTCATCATTAAACGCTGATTTTTTCAGCAAATCAGTATAATTCATACTGCCTTTGCGGCTAACATCGCGGCCAAATATTTTACCAAACTTTTCGGCAGCATCTTTAACGGCGTAAGTTTCGGCGGCGGGTGCAGCTTTTTGCACGCCATCGGTTTTAACGGCGTTCCAATCGGTTGCGCCTGCACCTTTGTCAGTTTGTATTGGTGCCGCGCCTATGCCATCCTGCCACATTGGTTGGCCGTTTATAGGGTTTATTACATGCAGTCTTACAGTTACTACTACTGAGTTAGCTACTATCTGTGTTGAGCGTATTTCAACGTTAAAATTGCCAAAGATACGCGTTAACAGATATTCTATTTTTTCAATAGGTATGTATCGGTAATCGCGAATCATTGGATGCTGAACTAACCACTTAGCTGGTGGATCTTGATTCAATAAAACAGTAAGCGCGTTTTGCTTTAGGCTGTCTTCATTTTCAATTAGAAGTTCCTGAAGTGTTGGAAGTTTTGTTAGTTGTGTCATGGTTTGTTGTTATTTAACCCAGTTAGGCAATGAAAGAATATGTATTTTGTTATCAGTTGTATAGCCGTGGAAATTATTAGTTTCCTTGCATTTTTTAAGCGTTTCGATATCGGCTAAATATTCTTGGCGGCCGCGTTCGATAGCTTCGGGGTCAAGTTCATAAAGTTCTACATTAAATGGCGCTTCTTTTTCAACAGCTATAAATATAAAGCGTTCGGCCTTTGTTAGGTCCATGTAGAACGCAGCTTGAACATGATAGCGGTAATTCCAAACAGATTTAGCAAATTCACCGGGTGCTGAGTTAGTTGTTGTTTTAAGGTCTATACAAACGTTATACTTTGTATTAAGAAAATCAACTTTGCATTTAGCGTCAAGGTCTGCAATTTTACCGAATATAGGCAATTCCGCTTGGCCCTGTTCTAAAAGTATAGCAGCCTTCGGATGTGCTAAAACAGCGTTTCTAATGTTTAGGGCTAATTCGTAATCTTTAAGCGATACAAATAATTCTTTGCCTTCGGATTCAGCAATAAATGATTCATAAATTGCTTTACCTTCTTTTGTACGGCGGTCGCATTCTGGCATAACGGCGTAATTATCCTGATTAAATACAACGCTATGAACTAAACTACCTAAGTTCATGGCTGAAGTTGGCGCTTGTTTTTCGCCTTCTATATAGGCTAAATAATGCGCTGGCGACTTATGTACTAAGTCTAAAAGTGATTTACTGATGTACTCAGTTTTTTTGTGATACTCTTGGTTTGTCATAAATTTTAAAAATATTTTATTAAATAATAGCACAAAATTAAAAAGGTTTTTTAACTTTGCAACACAATTGAACGAAAAAATAAAAAATTTTATGAAAACATTTGAACAGCTATCTATTAGATGCGACATTTTAGGCATCAGTATTTCGGAACTTTGCAGGCGGGCTGATGTAGGGCGGCAAACTGTCGAATACTGGTCTAAGGTAGAACCGCAAACATTGATCATCTATTTTAAACTTATGAATGCTTTAAACCAAATCGAAAATGAACACAATACAGCTACGGCCATATCAATCGAAAAGCGTAAGCGACATAAGAGAGAGTTACCGACAGGGGAATAAAAAAGTTCTATTCGTATTACCAACGGGCGGCGGCAAAACTGAAACGTTCATTTATATGGCAATGGAAGCAGTTGGTAAAGGTAAACGCGTTTATTTCTTAGTGCATAAAAAAAACCTTGTTAATCAGATATCAGAACGTTGCAAAAGATATGGATTAAGACACGGATTTATAGCGGGTAACAGGCCAAAACAGTATTATTTACCAGCGCAAGTTTGCAGCGTTCAAAGTTTAAAGAATCGGTTAAATGAAGTACCGCAACCTGACCTACTAATAATTGATGAAGCGCATCATTCAAACGCTGGAACATGGAAGGATATTTTAGATTTCTACGCGGATTCTGTTTATGTTTTAGGTGTTACTGCTACACCATGGCGCGGCGATGGTCAAGGATTAGGCGATGTATTTAGTGATTTAGTATTAGGGCCATTACCCGCTGAATTAGTGCAAATGGGTAACCTAGTGATGCCTGAATATTATAACTTTAAACCGTTGGCGGATTTTACTAAGATTAAAAAGGATAAAAACGGCGAATATAAAGCTGATGACTTGTTTAAAGAAATGGATAAACCAGCTATAACAGGAAATGCAGTTGAAGAGTATAAGCGTTTGGCACCGGGTGAACCTGCTATTTATAGCTGCGTAAATATTAAGCATGCTGATAACGTTGCAGCGGCATTCAATGAAGCTGGTTTTAAAGCAGTTTCTATAAATGGAAACTTAGATGAAAGCGAGGTTAAAGAAATTATATCGCAATTCGCGAATCGCGATATTCAGATATTAACGTTTTGCGACCTTATAAGTGAAGGTACAGATATACCAGCAGTATCAGTTGTTGGCATGTTACGCCGCACTATGTCACTAAGTTTATATTTACAGATTGTTGGTCGCGGATTAAGACCGATGGAAGGCAAAGACCGATGTTTGATACTTGATCACGTAGGAAATCAGAAATTACATGGGCATCCACTAATGACGCGAGAATGGACATTAGAAGGAATGCAAAAGCGAAAACGTAAAGATACCGATGAACAGATAGATAATGAATACAAAGACTGTACAGAATGCTTTAGGACTTATGAAAAAACACACGTTGCATGTCCTTACTGCGGTTTTGTTGAGCCTATAAAGGTAAGCGAAATTGAACAGGTTGCAGGCGTTGCCGTAAAAGATGAAACAACACTTGACGAACTATTGAAAGTTAAACGTACTGAGCAGGCAAAAAGCCGAACACTTGAAGACTTATGGCAGTTAAAAATTCAGCGCGGTCACAAAGATAAATGGGTTTATTTTCTATTTGAAAGTAGGGTATTAAAAGACAAAGGTTCTATTGAATACATAAATAATAAACACGGATTGAACGCTATAAACCGCGATGATTTAAAAGCTGCTGTAATGCGTAAATGGAACGAATTTTATAAAACTAAAAAACATTGATATGCTTAAAGACATAATTTTATTTACAGCACTTATAGCTGCTGTTATTTACGCTGGCAGTAAACCCGAACCCGAAGTTATTGTAAAAACTATTTACATAACGCGCGACACCTGCGATACTGATTCAGATTTTATTAGAGCAATTGGACAAATTGAGTCCAAAAATACCGACAGCTTAATAGGTGACAGCGGCAGGGCTTTTGGTAGGTATCAGATTCACGATGTTTGTGTTACCGGGTCGGGCCTTAAAGACTTGCTAAATTACCAACACAAAGACATGTTTGATTCAGTTAAAGCTGAGCGTGTGTTTTGGGCGGTTATGGGTATCAATTGCCATGTGTATGCGCAAAAGTACGGCAAATATCCTGATTATGGCGAACTTGCACGTATGTGGAACGGTGGCCCGAATGGTTATCAATATGAAAGCACATTAAATTACCTTAAAAAATTTGAACAATGCCTCGAAAAAAATTAACTGATTACGAAATACTTTTAGAAATTTTTAGGCGGGTTTATGCAGTTAGCGAACCGCCCGCAGATTTCGATGAACTTGTAGCTAATGCCGAACTTAACGAACACGGCCAAAAAGATATCAAGTTCATGAATTACGAATGTGAAGATAAAGTAATGCAAGATATTTTTAACGAAACAATGGCAAAGTATAAAATTAAAGGATATAGACTTAAACAGTTTTCATTTAGTTTTTGGCTTGGCTGTTCACCTAAATCAAAAAAATCATGAGTTTAGATGTTGGATTATACAGAATAAAATATGTTAGCTATGACATGGTTAATTTTCATGAAGAAAAAGAACAACTTTATAGCGCTAACATAAGACACAATTTAAATGTAATGGCTGAACAAGCTGGCATTTATAAAGCACTTTGGCGGCCTTATCAACTGCATAAAGATTATGTTTATAGCGAAGATTATAAAATAGAAATGGCATTTGAAGATTTAGTAACCATAATTGCAACTGACATAATTGATGTTATTGAACAAGGTTTAGATTTACTAAAAAATAGACCTGATTATTTTAGTAAGTTTAATTCACCTAATGGATGGGGTACTTATGTTCATTTTGTGCAGTTTGTTAAAAAATACCTTGCAGCATTAAAACAATATCCTAATTCAATAGTAATAGTAGATAGATAACATGAAAGAACAAGAACTATACAAGGCCCTGCAAGCGCGACACAGCAAACACGGCATATTATTTCGTAACAATACAGGCACAGCATTTCAGGGCAAAAGGGCGGTAATTAACAGCCGCCCTATTATAACTGAGCCGCGGCAAATAACATTTGGCTTATGCGTTGGCAGTTCTGATTTAATCGGATGGACCGAAAAAATTATAACTAAAGATATGGTAGGTAAAAAAATTGCTATATTTACAGCCCTTGAAGTGAAAAACCTTAGCGGTAAATCCACAAAAGAACAAATCAATTTTATTAAACAAGTCAGAAAATCGGGCGGCATTGGTGATATTTTGCGCTGGGTAGATGAAGACTTTAAAGCAGATGAGATATGATAACAGAAGCTGATAACCTACTATCTGAACTTAAAGATGAAGCATTAAAAATGGATGCTTACATCAAAGACGATACTAAGCGCCAAAATTACAGGCAACTTAAAGAACGCCAACTTTTAACGCTGCAAAATATCATTATTGCACTTGAAGAAAAAGAGCAAAGTTTTTTTGAAAAACAAATTACCTTCCCACATTCGAAAGATTTAGAACAAGTTATATTAGGTGCTATCTTAGTAGATAATAACGCCCGCGACAAAGTTAATTTTTTAAGCCCTGAACACTTTTATTTTGATAATCACAAACTTATTTTTGAACTTTGCCAATCGGTTGAAGTAGTAGATATTATTACCGTAGCTGAAAAATTAAAATATCGTTGCGGTGGTCCAGCATATTTAGCTGAATTAACTAATCGTGTTGCAAGTTCGGCAAATTTAGAATACCACGCAAGAATACTAATACAAAAGCATGTGCAGCGCGAATTGATAAAAGTAGGCATAAATATGATAAATTCAATTATCGCTGATACTGACGATGTTTTTGATACCGTACGTGATCTAATGCAAAATATCAAAAAGTTTAACGTTGGTAAACAAATAGTAAGACAATGAAACAACAAAAACCAATAGACTGGGAACAAAAACCAAAACAAACTGCAAAGAAACCTAAAGCAGAACGGCCAGCAGCATCAGCACCTGAAACCGATAAAAAAGGTTTTATAGGTGGATATTTTAGGCCTTTAGGTTGGGGTATTGAAGATGGGCAAATGCTTTATTATTTCTACATTCGTTCAACAATGTCCATTGTAAAATATAAAGCTGTAACAATAAACAAGGCTAATTTATTAAGCATAGCGCCGTTAGAATTTTGGGTAACAAGTTTTCCAAACCGCGACAATAGTAATTACGAAGTAACCACGGCGGCAGATTATCTTATAAATTTCTGCAATGCGATTGGTTTTTATAATACTGAAAACATACGCGGTCGCGGTGCATGGCAAGAAAAAAACGGCGTTGTATTTCATGCTGGGCAACAGTTGATACAAGATAAAAAGCGCTACAATTTAGGCGGCTTAGATACTAAATACAGCTATGTTTATAATAAGGCTATTGATATGCCAATTGAATTGGCGCTGCTGCCTACTGAGGCGGGTATGATACCTAAGATATTAAATAAACTGAATTGGCAAACAAAGGCCGATGCAATACTATTATCGGGTTGGTTAGCATTGGCGCCAATTTCGGGTATTTTAAAATGGCGGCCTCATGTTTGGATAACAGGACCGCGCGGTAATGGTAAATCATGGGTTTTAGAAAATATTATAAATGAAGTTATCGGCAACATTGCAGTTAGTGTACAGGGCACAGCGGCAACAGAACCAGCAGTAAGGCAAAAACTAAACAGTGATGCACTACCTGTAACCATTGATGAAGGCGAAGGTAATGATGAACGCGCAGCTCAACGGATGCAAGAAATAATAGGATTAGCAAGGGCAGCAAGTAGTGAAAAATCACCTGCAATAGCTAAAGGCGGCAAAGATGGTAAAGCTATTGATTATTTTGTTAGAAGCTGTTTTTTATTTGTAAGTATAAATCCGCAATTAGTAAACGATTCAGACAAACGCCGTTTTTGTGTTTTGGAACTAAAGAAATTACCCGATCCGAAACAATTTAACGAACTTGAAAAGCTAAAAAGCAAAGTTATTACAGATGATTTCGGGCCACGTTTTCAGGCGCGAATGCTAAACTTAGCAGATAACATACAAAAAAGCATTAAGCTATTTACAAACGCCGTATCGTTATTAACTGAAGATAGGGCAGTAGGTGATCAGTTTGGTGCGCTTATGGGCGGTTGGTGGCATACGCTGCACGATGACCCGGTAACGGCCGAAATAGCATTAGAAGAAGCAAACGCAATTTTAGAAATGCGCAAATATGAAGAAGACAAAGAAGATTTGACAGATGAACAAAGATGTTTGCAACAGATTTTAAGTCAAGAAATACGAATAGAAGCCGAAAACTATGTAGGCAATAAAACGATAGGCGAATTAGTTGAATGCGCATTTAATTACCAGCCATCGGTTAAGCCATCACAAGCTGAAGCGAACGAAAGGTTAATGCGTTTAGGTATCCGGGTAATTGGTGATGACTTACTAATACTGAATACATCTGTTTATGTAAAAAAAGTTTTAAGCGGCACGCCTTGGCAAATATCATGGAATACTATCTTATTAAGGCTTAAAGGCGCATCACGGCGAAGTAATACGCGTTTTGCAGCTGGTATGTCTGGGCGCTGCGTTTCAATAAATTTAAAAAATTTATAAAAATTTTTATAAAAATAGTTTAAAATATAAAAAGTGTTTGTATCTTCGTGTCAGGATTTGATTAAATGACAACAAAAAACTTCAGATTATGAAAACATATTTAAGATTTACAGAAATTGAACCAACGCAAAATGAAATATCTTACAATGGTTTTAATAACACAGAATTAAAAGGTATTTGTTGTTTTGAATTAAATGATGAAGAATCATTATATTTTCAATCAAGAAAAATAGCTGAAAAATATTCTAATTATGTAAAAAACTCAAATGGTATAGCTTTTATTTTTCAAGGTAAATTTATTGAAGAAAATTTTAATAATGAAGGTGTAATTGCAAAATATAATAATACAATTGAAAAAATACAACTAATACATACTGAACACGGATATAAAATATTATAATAAACATACTTTAACAACAAAAAACTTCACACAATGAAAACTATCAATGATTTAAAAGCAGCACTATTAGCTCAGTATTGGGATACAGAAGAATCTAAAAACTTACAAGAAACTCACATCGAAGTAAGTGCAGATTCTGGAATCATCTACGGCAGCATGATTTGCTGCAACGGATTAGGCAGCATTTTTGGGTGCGGCGTTTATACCGACATGGATAAAAAAGGTTTTGAACATTTGTTTGAACCCGGTAAAACATTTTTAATTGAACTTTAAAAAACTTCACACAATGAAAAGAATTATCACATTTACCAGCAAGTTTAACATAGGCGATATAGTAACCTATGATGACAGAATGACAAAGCCTTACACATCTAAAATTATTGATATTAAGTTTACTGATTCTTATCAGTACATGTACAGACTTGAAGATAAAATAGGCATTTGGTTAACCGACAGATATTTAACAAATGACACCAAAGGATAAAGCAACCGAACTTATAGAACGTTATAGCTTTGGTCGCTGGCAACAAATGAACGATGTTGAAAAGCTACACACTATAAACATTTGTTTAATGGTTGCTGACGAATTAGGCGATTGCGTTGTATCAGATTTGTTAGTACACGATTTGACAGATGAAAAAACTACTGAGGTAGTACAGTATTATTTTGACGTATTAAATGAAATTATTAACTTTAAAAACTTCTAAAAATGAAAACGACAACAGATTATTTAATGCCAAACGACAAAACATTAGTTATTACAGGTGAATACAATGAATATTGCCGCGGATCTCGCGACAGATACGGCGTACCACTTGAACCTGATGAAGATGCTTTTTTTGAGATTCTTAGCACTACAATAGATGATACTGAATACACAACTGATGAACTTGCAATAATGCTCAATATGACTTATGACGAAGTTGAAGAACTTTTGCAAGAATGTTTAAGCAGTCAAAACGAATCAGATTACGATGCTTATATTGACAACCAAATTCATAACCAACTTGATGACCTTCTATATGAAAAATATAATTATTAGTGCATGCGCTGGCTTATTAGTTGGTTTAACAATGGCCTTAACACTTGAAAAACTTTATCTTATGTTAGTATTTTGTTTTATTGGCGGCTTATGCTTTGGTATTGGTTTAATTTTGTTAATTGATAAAAAGAAATGATATGAAACAGACAGCAATAGAATGGTTGGTTGAGCAAATCATTAAAGAAAAAGGATTGGTTGATTTAGATATACAAGCAGCCTTAGAAATGGAAAAGCAGCAGATTGTAGATGCTTATTTACAAAAAAGAAGGCTATCCAATATATCTAAATCTATGAAATTATGTGTAGATGCTGAACAATACTACAATGAAATCTACAAAAAACCTTAACATCACATTAGAAGATTATGACAGCACCTGCGGGGATGGGTGCTGTCATGATTTTGGCACAATAACAACTGTTAACGGCGTTGAACTTGAATTCCATAATACAGATACTGAAACGATTGTTAGGCAGATACTTGAGCATTTAGGGTATAATGTAACTATTGAATATAAATGATACTTGGTTTCGGTAGAGTTCCAAAATAGGCAGGCCGCTAAACAAAAACTAACCTGACAGCTGGAAAGACAGCATTTTTAAGAACACACAAAGTAATAAAGCTCAGTGCTGACTCTTAACTGAGAGGTACAAGTATACTAGAAGGCAGGTGAAGCTCCTGAAGTGTGTTCTTTTTTAACTTTAAAATACGCACAATGACAGAACTAACCATTGAACAGGCAAACAAAATGCCTTACATTGATTGGGTTAAACATTTTAGGCCCGACTGGACAGATGATGAATGTGAGTTCTATTTATGGGAATACACTTGCTTTCCATTTGGTTTTAAAGAAACAATCAAACAGCTAAACGATCAGCTTAAACAATGAAATACATTATCCTATTCGTAGCGGCCGTAATAATCGAAATAGCAAGCACGTTCTACATTTCAGCTGTTTCAGATAGGCAGCTTTTGCCGATGGTTTTTTGGGCGTTTATAGGCCCGTTTTTAGGCTTGCCCTTTCTTGCATATCAAATAGAAGCAAAGAACAACCGTGACCGCTTAAAACTTGCGCTATGCTATGGTGTAGGCTATGCAACAGGCGCAGCATTAGTAAACATTATAACTTAAACACACATGAAAACAGCAATTTTAATTTTGGCAGTAGTGCTATTTACTTCTGCTACATTCCCGGCACTAAAAAAGCAGCCAAAACAAAACCACATTGAACGTTACATAAACCGCTTTTTAAAGACTGCAAAGCAAGAAGCTAAACTTTATAATATACCTGTAAGCATAACGCTGGCACAGGGCATTATAGAATCGAATGCAGGGCGTTCAAGTTTAGCAGTTAAGCATAATAATCACTTTGGCGTAAAGTATCGCGGTAGGGGCAAATATGCCATTTACAAAGATGATACACCTAAAGATAAATTTCAAGTTTACAAATCTGCATGGTGGTCATATCGCGACCATTCGAAGCTGCTAACATCTAAACATTACAGGCATTTAACAAAACTTAGCAGATTAAATTATAAAGAATGGGCGCACGGTCTTAAAAAATGTGGATATGCAACCGAAAAAAAATATGCTGAAATACTTATTAGTGTCATTGAAAAATATGACCTTTGGGTTTATGATGTACCGATTTTTTCACGATAAGACAGAAGGCGATGAATGGCTAATAATTCAGCATTTACCGATGGGTAATTACAAAGCTATCTGCACACGTGAAAATCAATATTATAAATTAGGCGATGTAAAAACATTTTTTTTCGATGACTTTAATATCTGGTCAAAGGGAAAATTAAAAGCTAATAATCATTCTTTAACAAATAAAAAAAAATACGATGGTAAACCGCGTTACGCTAATTGGTAGGATTGGCAAAGAACCTGAGCAAAAAACATTTGGCGAAAAAACGCTAACCAAATTTAGCTTTGCAACATCTGAAAGTAGCAAAGATAAAAACGGCGAATGGCAAGAAAAAACACAATGGCACAATGTCAGCTATTGGAATAATATTAAACTTGAAAAGGGTGATATGCTTTTCATTGAAGGCAAAATAGAATACCGGGAACATGAAGGCAAATACTATACTGATATTATCGCTTCGTATTGCAGAAAAATTAACACAGGTCAAAAAGCGCAATCAGTAGAAGTTGAAGTTATACCACAAACAGAATTTGATACAGATTTGCCATTTTAAGTTGCAAATATTAAAATAAAATCTTATTTTTTCTTTGTTGTACTCATTGGTCT